CAGATGGAGATTTTATTGATGCTCATTTTGAGGGATTAGCCGCAAGAGTTTTCCATCATGAAATGGATCATATGGAGGGTAAAACTTTTTTGGATGGAGTTAGTAAAATTTTACTACAATCGGCTAGAAAAAAACAAAAAACATTAATAAGAAAGGCAAAAAAAGATGGAAGAAGAATTCCATATTGAAAAACGAGGTTCTTTACGAAAATCAAAACGATTGGTTAATAAACGTGAAAGACTTCAAATAAAGAAATATTTAAAAGGAAATTCACCAGAAGATTTTGTTGATGAAAATGATGACGCCGATGATATAGAATATGAAGAAATATCATATAAAAATTAAAGACAAAGTAGTTTATAGAACAGATGAGAAGAAGAAAGCATTACAAGTAATTGCTAAGATATTCCGTGATGGTCATGGAGAAGTGTCTCTTCATGGTGGTAGATTGGGAAAGTGGTGGAATAAATAATATGATAAAAATAGAGAAAGGTAATTACCATGCCATTATATGATTTTAAATGTGAAAAGTGTGATTACATTGAAGAAGTACTTACATCTTCAACAGGAAGTTCTGAGATAATTTTAACGTGTCCAGAATGTGAGGAAGAAGCTATGAAAAGGCAGGTAGGTCTTAGTAGTTTTCAATTAAAAGGTGGTGGTTGGTATAAAGATGGTTATACCAAAAAACCAAAATAATATATATGAAATAGAGATGCTGGTACTAGGTATAGCGCAGATGACTACTGACTAACTCCTAGCCGACAAGATTAGTCTCTTGTTTAATAGAACTTACGGTGGTAAGTACAACCAAGAAACATTTTCTTTATATTCTGAAAATGTAAGTAAGTTTGGATTTGCATCTCTACTTATCCAAAAAATGAAATGTTTGATAATCATAAATACTTTTGTTAAACTTTAAGTTGTAACCTTAATCATAAGGAGTTCCCCCAATGTCCTTTAGCGTACAGTTACCCACTTATCAAGTAGAAACTCAAACTGATGTTACACTATATCCATCTCATTCAGAAGCAAACAACCATTATCAAAAATTTGTAGATAAAAATGTTCCTTGTGAATTATACGAGGATGGAAAATTAAAAAAGGAATTTAAACCCAATTAAAAGATTTTATTATGAAAAGTGAAAAGGGAGCAAGGAAGTTGCTCTTCAAGTATAAAGAAGATGAAATTTTAGCAGAAGTGTTGGAGTATATCGCAGGGACTTACTCTGAACATTATGGTGATCAAAATATTCAGATACAAGATGTATTTGATCAAATGGGAATATCTGAAGCATTTACAAGAGGTGCTGCTATGAAGTACCTTTTTCGTTTCGGAAAGAAAGAGGGGAAGAATCGGAAGGATCTTCTCAAGTGTATTCATTACTGTTGTTTATTATATCACTATGCATTTAAGCCGGAAGGGCAGAAAAATGAGAATTATTGATGACACTAAATTAGATTTTAGTGATGTGCTCATCTCTCCAAAGAGATCACAACTTACCTCACGTAAAGACGCCGACCTTACCAGAACATTTACCTTTAAACATTCAAGACATGAATGGAGTGGTGTTCCTATAATTGCATCCAATATGGATCACACAGGAACGATTGCTATGGCTCATGTTCTTATGGAATACCCCATACTTACAGCGTTATGTAAGTTTGTTGAATCTATGGAGTGGGGGTGGAACAGGAACATAATAAGAACAATTGGATTAGATCAAAATCTAGACAATTTACCTTATGATTCTGACTCAGCGCCATGGATTTGTCTTGATGTGGCAAATGGATATACAGAACGATTTAATGATTATGTTACATTGATGAGAGCCCATGAAGCAACCAAGAATAAAATAATCATAGCAGGAAATGTATGTACACCAGAAGCCACGGAGCAGATAATCCTTGCAGGTGCCGATATTGTGAAAATTGGTATTGGGCCAGGGAGCGTATGTACGACACGCAAGATGACTGGCGTAGGATATCCACAACTTTCAGCGACGATAGAGTGTGCCGATGCGGCTCATGGTCTAGGAGGACATATTATCACAGACGGTGGTTGTACGGTGGTAGGAGACATAGCAAAGAGCTTTGGTGCTGGTGCAGACTTTGTGATGTTAGGTGGAATGTTAGCAGGACATAGTGAATGTGAAGGAGAAATTTTAGGAAATCATCGGGGAGGAACAATGTTTGCTCAAAAGATGGAATTTTATGGTATGTCTTCTGAAGAAGCACAAATCAAATATTATGGAGAAAAAGAATCTTATAAGGCTTCAGAGGGAAAGAAAGTTCAAGTCCCATATAAAGGCCCAGTTAAGAATACGGTAGAAGAAATTTTGGGGGGTCTAAGAAGTGCTTGTACTTACGCTGGAGCCAGAACTATAAAATCATTACCTAAATGTACTACATTTGTTAAAGTTAACCGCCAACTGAATGAGGTATTTTCATGAAAAAACTATGGTATGATTGGAAAGAAATGCGAAGAGATGTGAATACTCTTTGTAGGGATATTGTTCTCGCCAAATTCGATCCCGATGTTATAATAGGAATTTCGAGGGGAGGACTTTTACCAGGCGTTATGATGAGTCATTGGATGAACAAACCATTTAAACCAATTAAAGCAGCATTGAGAGATTTTCCAGAATGGGAAGATTATTTACCAAGAGTGACAGATGAACGAGTTTTAATTGTTGATGATGTTTGTGATTCTGGTGAAACATTTCATAAGATTAGAAATTATATTACAGGGCCAAGAAAAGGAAATCCGTTGGAAATTCAATGTGATGTTCGATTTGCGGTTTTGTGGTGGAATAATGAGTGTAATTTTGAACCTCATTATTATGCACAGGAATGTGCGAAGGATTCAGAGGATATCTGGATTCATTTTCCTTGGGAGCATTGGTGGAATACTCCTGTTTAACAATTTAACTCGGAAGGAGTTTAAATGAAGAAAATAGTAGCCCTAGTGGCAGTGGTTGCATTGTTTGCAGCTTTTAGTATAAGTACAGTTGGTAAGAAATTACCTTCAGTTGGTTATGTTCTAGTGGGGCCAAAAAATGATGGTGGGTGGTCAATGCGACACTCACAAGGATTTGAATCCTTAACAAAACACGGATATAAAGTAACGATGGTAGAATCTGTTGCAGAAGCAGATAGTGAAAAAGTTTTCAGTAAACTTGCACGAAAACATGATATTGTTTTCGGAACATCTTTTGGTTTTATGGAAGGTATGGTGAGGGCATCAAACAAATATCCCGATACAATTTTTATGCATGCCACAGGATATAAAGGTAATGATTCAAACTTAGATAACTACGTTTGTCATTCATTCCAAGCACGATATCTTACAGGGATTGCAGCAGGAATGTTGACTAAAACTAATAAGATTGGTGTCGTAGGTTCACATCCAATTCCAGAAATAATTCGTAACATTAATGCTCTAACTCTAGGAGCTCAATCTGTCAATCCAGATATAGAAGTTTCTATAGTGTGGATTAACTCATGGTTCGATCCTCCAAAAGATATGGATGCAGCTAAAGTTCTTGCGAATCATAACAATGATATTTTGTATACCACAACTGATTCTCCAAGTGTAGTTATTCTTGCTCAACAATTAGCAGAAGGAGGAAAAGAAGTTTGGAGTATGGGTAATGATGCACCTATGGGTGATCACGGCCCAGATCGTTATGTTACTGGTATGATGTTCAATTGGAATGTCCTCTATAAACACATCCTTGATCAACTTGCAGCAGGGAAGCTCAAAATGGGTCAAAGTTGGAGTTGGGGATTACAGAGAAATTGTGTTGGATTATCGCCGTGGGGTAAAAATGTACCAGGTCACCGTTGTGAATATAGTTGAAACAGTTAAAATGAACTGGATCAATGATAAGATGGATCAATTCTTTCCATATTCATCAGGTATTACTAAGCAGGATGGAACAAAAATTGCTGCTGGTGTTATCAAAAGACCTACGTTGGAAACTATGCAATATTTTGTAGAGGGCGTTACTAATAAATTCCCTGTTCAATAAGGTGCCGCGGTATAAACAACCTGACCCAATAACTGAGGGTTGGGGGGTTTATCGTGAAATGGTAGATACTCATTTAATGAGTGGA